CTGTTCTTGATTTTGACATAATTGGATAAGTCTTGTCTCTAGTAGGGCAATAATAAAGATTATTTGGGGAATTTAAAAAATAATCAAAATATTTAGAGATTTCTAAATATTCTTTATTTGAAAGTATAGTATATTCACAGCCATGTTCATAATCAAATTCATGCATCCTAACTAAAAATTCATACCACTTATTAAAGTCTGGTAAATGTAAATTATCTTTAATTGCGTTATTCATTTTTTAAAGTTTTAATAAATTCATTTTGTTCAACGGCTTTAACAAAAGCCTCTGCTGCCATAAGAGAACTTTCAGCCTTCATAAAAAGGGCTTCTTCCTGACATTCATCATCAGGTAACCTTAACCACCAATCAGACTTTAAAAGTTGAATGTAAAGAGTCTGGGCCAAATCAACAAATTCATATTCGCTAATTGATGCTTTGTTTTCCATAATAATCAATCAAAGTTAATAGTTTTAAATTTAGATTTTAGATCAACAATTTCTGTTGGATCACCAGAGGTGTCAATCAGGCTTTCCTGGGCCGCCTGTTCAACATTATAGACCCTCATCTTGGATTTGTCAACCCCCACCGAGAATTTCCTGTAACGGTCCAAAGGTCCATAACGATTTTTTAGTTGTTTAATAATCACCTGATTCATTTGAGCCAACTCATCAGTAGAAATAATAGACAAAAGTAGATCAACAGTAAAGGCAATACCAATAGAATCTGATGTATCGGTCATTTCAGTTTCAGTTGTAGAAATTCCATTTCGATTTAGTTGCGAGGCACTATACAGTGGCAAATCGTATTCAACAGCAACTGCCCTCAATTCTTCGGCAATAGATTTAACATAAGTATAAGAATTAGAAGTACTAGCCTTATATCTAGATGATGCACATAGATTTAAATAGTCAACAACAATTGCATCAGGTACAAAGTTTTTCTTTAACTCAAGTTCTTTCATAAGAGCCTTAAAATGATTTGCGTTTGCAGTTCCTGGTGGGTACTCTTTAATAATAATTTTTCCTTGAGTTTTTCTTTTTAAGATATTAGTTTTATTAAAAAACTGCTCTTTAGAAAGTTTTCTAATATCCTGAACAGACACATCGAGAAGATTGGCATCAATTCGTTCTGCAATCCTCTCCTCAGACATTTCAAGAGTCAAATATAAAACATTTTTACCCTGGAGGAGAATAGAAGAGGCAATGTGGCATAAAAACAAACTTTTACCTACGCCTGGGGCAGCCACAAACATATTCAATGTTTTAGAAGAAACTCCTCCATCAGTAATTCGATTTAAGTAATCAATATCAAAAGGAATCTTTTGCTCTTTCTTGTGATAAAGATCATAACGCTCTTCAGCATCCTCAATATAATCGTGACCAATATGAGTATCAAAAGATATTGACAGAGCCTCTTCTAGGATTGATGGAATCGCGTCCCTTGTCTTTTTAGTGTCACCACCATCAGCGATATTAATAGATTCCATGAGGGCCAAATAAATGGCCCGGTCCTTACACCACTTCTCGGTTACCTGGGACAGCCATTGAAAATCAACCGGCTCATAATCAAGAGAAGAAATAATAGAAATACAATCCTTAAAAGATTGTTCGGTCAGATCGGTTCTATTTTCAACCTCGATTTCCAGGGCCTCTTTGGTTGGTAGTTTATTATAAGAAGAAAAGAAATCCTGAATTTCTTCAAAAACAATCTTCTGAGAATAGTCCTGGAAATAATCAGATTTTAAATACGGAAGTATTTTTCTTATGTATTCGTCATTGTATATTAGGTTTTTTAAAATTAAAAGCTCAACTTTGTCCATTCACTTATAATGTAGATAACCGTTCAAAACGTATTTGTCACAATTTATAGGTATTTCCTCTTTATATGGAAAGGGCCATAAAGGAGGAAATACCAAAAGAGATCCTCGTTCAGGAGAAACTCTGAAGTCAGAGAAGGCAATTTCCCCACCTTGTTCTACCGTGTTAAGGAAGAACTTAAAGGCGAGGAATCTTCTGGCCGATTCATGATCCTGGACCTCAACATGAGGTGCCACATAATCTTCATTAACTCTAAATTTTTGAATCTGAAATTTCTCAAAGTTATGATGTTCAGGAAAACACCGATCATCAATAAACTCATAATACTGTTTCTTATACTCAAAAACCTTTGAAATAATATGATTATGAACGTTGTTTATTTCTTCAGAGTCTTTACTAGCATCAGTTAAATTTAATTGTAACTGCTGACTAGACTCAAGAAAATTGATTAAGAAATCACAAACATTAGAATCCAAGGCATTATCATAAATCTGAATTAGATCATTCAGTTGCGTCATCTTCTACTACTTCTTCATTATTTAAAGCGGATCCGTATTTAAATTTCTTCTGGGCATAAGCATCTAGCTGTTGTAGAAGTTCAGGAGTGAAGTATTCTTCTGGATTTGCATAAATGACGTTTTTGCCGATCTTTTTACCATTGATCTCATAACGGTTGCCGACCCTAGGAATTATACCAGATTCCTCCCCGATCTCTATCAGACCATAGTAGCGGTCAAGTCCGCGATGATCATAATACAGGCGTACTTCTGCCTCTCGGTTTTCCCGTGTAAAACGAGATTTGACCGTCTTAAATTTAAGAATAACACCAGAGACTTCAGTACCTTCTTTTTCTTTAGATTTTGAGATAAAAAGAATAGTTGATGCTGAGTACTTCAATGCTGAACCTCCCGACATTTCTTTAGAAGAATACATTGACATTGAGTCGTAAAGGTGATTGTTTACAATTAAAGGAATTCCGGCCTCGCCCATTTTTAGAGTCAGCATACGGAAAGCCCCTTTAAACAGGGCCGCTTTTGTCATATCACGAGTGTCTTTCTCGTCTAAAGTATCGCTGATTTCTTTTTTAGTAGAAAGCATTCCAAGAGAATCTAAGACTGCAAGACAAGGTTTCCTTTCTTGTTCTGGTTTCTTAGTATAAATATCAACAAATTTAAGAAGTTTATTTCTAAATTCCTCAGCAGTAACAATGTTGATAATAATTACCCTGTCAACATCGATACCCTTTTCAATCAACATTCTTTTGGTAACTGCAGATTCAGTATCAAAATAAAGACAAAAACCATCTTCATTTTCATTAAGAAAATTCTTTACTACTGAAAGAGCAATAAAAGTTTTACCACATGCCTCCGGCGCAGCCAGGGCAGTAATTTTGTTCTGTGAAATACCACCAAAAAGAGAACCAGAAACCAATGCATTTAGGATGTATGATCCGGTGTCTACATAAGATTCATTTTCTACAATGTCAGAAGCAACCTGGGCGTATTCTGCGCCTACTTCTTTAATAATATCTTTTAGGTCCATAAGTTTTAAATGAAAAATTGATCGAGTGTAATTGTTTTTTCTGTTTTCCAACCAATAATATCCAATATTGCCTTTAGCGGCTGCACAAAAGTTTTATCGAACTGGGTCTCATAATCCACGTAAGCATGTAGACCGAATTCTTTTGGTAGAGTCTGTATAAATCCAATCACATTTTCCATGATCGGATTGGGCATTTTCAAATAGCAATATTTTATTTTTTCGCCGTTGGTTATAAAGTTGTATTTGTTCTCCAGACCATGTTTTTTAAGGCTGTTGTTGTATAGAATGGAGCCTCGTACATGGATAGGTGTTCCCTTTTTATATAGGGAGGTTGTTGACGAAAATTTGGTTACGTCCGATACACCTTTTGGAAATGCCACCTCTTCTGGGTCAAGTTTAAAGAATTCTTTTTTAGTTTCTTCAACAAAGTTAATCATGTCCTCTTCGGTATAATTCATAAGGACCTTAAAAGCCGCATTGAGTTTATCTCTACAAAATGCCGGAGTAGAAGACTTGACTGCCTCGATTCCTGTGACGGCAATTTTTGGTTCAGAATACCTTACTCCTTCATTATCCCATACGTTAATAATGTAGTGCTTTTTACCGGTAATAAGAAACTTATCTGCAATTTTTTCTCTCTTCATATGTAGCTTATTTTTATAAGCATGAAGATAATCGGCTAGTTCGGTATAAGACTCATTAATGTATTCTTGAATCTTGGTTGAAAAAATAGTATTAATAAAATCAACAATCTTCTCTTTTGAAACATCTTTTCCTTCAAATATCTTATTGACCAATGGATCAATATTGAGCATCACCGAATCAGTATCACCATAAATGCAATAGTCAACCTTTTCGGTCTTAAGGAGTTTGTTGAAATAAATGTTTAGTTTATTTTCAATCCATTTAAGGGCAAGTTGACCTGATGAGGTAATGGCCTCGGCATTTCTTAGTTCATAAAACCTAAAATAAGGAGATCCAAGAGCCCCATAACCGCTGTTTAAGCAGACCTTAAGACTCAGTTGCTTTACCTTATAATTAGAGATTTTGTACTTTAAAGACTGGTCTTTGGATTTCTCATATTCCTTTTCAGCGGCAATCTGAAGATTTTTATACAGTTTTCTTTTTTCATACATATCCTCAAGAATTGCTGGGATAAACCCCTGACGTTCTTTTGAATACATTGAGCCATTAGGGCAGATCGAATAGTCTGGATGAGCCGATGTGTCTACTTGTTTTTTAATAATCTTATCAACAGATATTGAAGGAAATGGTTGATCTATAAGAGTCTCAGGTCCAATGTTCATGCTAATCATCACATGCGGGTAGAGTGACGTAAGGTCAAGAGTCACTGTCCACCCATAAAGACCCGGAATTGGCTCTTTTACATAGGCGCCCGCAAACTTTTCTGACTTGTTTGATTCTTTTTTAAGTGGAATAACAATCTTCTTTTTATTGAGGTAATTGAAGATAATGTTATCCCACATTCGCACCTGATAAAAAACGTCCTCATAATTAGACTTTGATTGATAAGCAAGATCAATCGCCATATTAATCAATTGGAGTTTTTCTTCCAGGCGATCAACAAGTTCTACGTCAATCTTATTATATTTGACGTAGGTATCCCATCCATAAGTATAAAAGTCCTTAAAGGTTTCATACTGGGAATGATCTAGTTTGTTCTGGCCTAGCTCATTATAGGCAATTGTATCCAGTCTGTAATTTTCTGGGTTCTTAAAGGAATACTTTTTATAAAGCTCCATATAGTCAAGAAGACTTACCCCATAAATTTCATATTGGGTTTCTACTTTATTATTCTTTTGGACCTGACGATCTCTGATAAATTTCCAAGGAGAAAGCCTTTTTGCATCGGCGGTTCCAAGGACTCTTTTGATTCGGTTGATTATGTATGGGATATCGAAAGCATTGCAATTATGAACTTTAACTCCAGACGAGATAAAGTAATGAGTGTCAGTTTCTATATCCATCATAGCCATACAATTTTCTTCGATAAAATCGACTACCCGGACGTAATAACCTTGATCTACTTTTTTAAAGCGTGTTGACTTAGCTTTCTGTGAGTTATCCCTATTTAATGTGATTTTAAAATTGCATTTATTCCATCTTTTTCTTTTCCTTAAATTTAATTTATTAAAGTCTATGTCAATAAAATGTAAATTATTTTTTGTTATACAGGTAAATATCCCATTCCATAAACATAATTCATATAATGTATCTAGATCATTGTTATAATTACAAAAACCTACAGTATTCTCATGAACACGACCGTCGCCATCTAATAAGCCACTTAAAAACATATAAAATTGTTTTTCTGAAAAAGTTGAAACTAATTCAAGATTTATTCTTTTATTTTTATTTTGATCATAAATAACTTCTTCACTATTAATTAATTTGAGAGGTATATTTATGTTAAAACAATTTTTATACGGGCCATAAATTTTAGTTGGTATTTTATAATCTTCCTTTAATTCAGTTATAAATTCTATATCTGATTGATAAAAAGTAAACCCAGAATTAATATATTTTTTATCTGTCATAGAACCATCAGTGTAGATTAGGCCCATCAAATAACATTGCTCATATGTAAAATTTGGATTGTCTTCATTATCGTTTTTTCTCAGGGGGACATAAACGAATTTTTCATTGACATTTTCTATGGCTTCTTTAACAGTCAAATCTTTTTGATATGACTTACTTTTATTTCCAGTTTTGCTCTTTACTTTTGTATATGATTCAGATGGACATAAAATATAAGGGAATATGTGATCATAAGAAGACGTTATTGTGGCGCCATTGGCCAATTTTTGTGTAATACCGACTTTATTGTTAACAGGGGAAACCTTATTAACAACACTATCATGTAGTTCCATCCCTGGCTTCATATTACTCATTTTATGAATAATATTTTTACCCCAGACATTAGAATTAACCGGTACACAATTCCAGCCGCTTACAACATCCGGGTAATTAGCCTCCCAAAAGGTCAAGAACTTATTAAGAAGATCAACCTCGTTGGCACATTCTTGATAAACATAATTATCCATTACCTCAGAAAAAGGCCGACTTCCCCAGGTATAGATTTTTTTGGTAGAATAATCTTGAATAGTAATCAGAAGAATTTCTTCTTGGGCAATATCT